TAAGTTAGGTGGTAAAGAAGGTCTAAGGGCTATAAAAACCGCCGAATCTGGTGCATCGCAGTTTGTAAATTTTGCTAAAAATTGGTCTCTTCCCGGATTAGCACTAAGAGGAACAAAGAGAGCCGCTACTGGAGCAGGACAAATTATGTCAAGATTTGGCCCCACCGCTGGAGTAGGAGAAAAGATTCTTGAGAGTAAGATTGGACAAGCAACCTTCAAAAAAGGTGCCGAGAAAGCGATGGATAAAGCCGCTAGGCTCGCTAAAAAAGGTGATTCCAAAGGAGTTCAGGAAGCACTAGGTGAACTTGGTGAAGAATATGCTCCACATATGAAGGGAGCAGTTGAAGGTATTCTTAAATCTGGAAAAGTTGGTGGAGAAGCTGGAGAAATCTTAAAACGTGCTGTGGATAAATTTGGTACTTCAGCATATGCCGCAGATGATTTAGTTAATCTTGGTAAGAGTTTCTTAGGCTATAAGAAAGGTGGTGCCGCTACACAAAAGGCGGCTGAGAAATTTATGGGCTCTCTGAGAGAAGGTCTGAAGAATAATAAATCTATTGACGAAATCGTTAAAGTTCTTCCAAAGGCAAGGCAGAAAGAATTGCTTAAAGCTTGGGGTAACCCAGAGAGTAAGGCTGAAATTCTTAAGCTTCTTGCAGAGAATACTCCTGAAGCCGCATCTTCTATAATGACTGGGGTAGGTAATCTAGCTATGCCTGCCGCTATAGGAGCTTGGGAAGCATCTGCTCTAGGAAGTTCTGAAGAAGTAGGGTATGAAGGTTGGGGTGACTTAGGTGGAATGGACTATTAATGCCCGAAACATATTACCCCAAAGAGCATAAAGAGGAATTCGACCCGAATGCTGGATTTGAGCCTTCTATAGATTATAGGCTTACTGAACAGCTTGTTACATATTATAATCAATTCCCTGACCAGTTTGACGAAGAAAAGTTAAATAAGGTAGCTCTTCACGCCCAACATTATAACATCCCCTTTGCTCATAATAAGGCTGATAATGATATATCAGTAAAAAGGATAGTCCAACAAGCCGCTTCTGGCTTTGGTGAAGGTTTCACTACTTTAAAAATGGGTGAAGACCCTACTAATGAGTGGGAAGCTATAGCACGAAATGTTGGACATTTAGCTGGATTTGTAGGTTGGGTACCAATTCCAAATGCCGTAGGTAAGGCAAGTAGATTAGCCGCCGCCGCTAAAGCGATTAAAGGGCGTTCAATCCCTATGATAGGTGCTAATTGGCTTACAAAAGAAGCAAGTAGGATAGCCAGAGGTGCAAAAGCTGAAGCTACGCTTCTTAGAGGTAATGCAACTAAAGATGCTATGTCCACTATTGGTAAAGCTGGCCCTCTTGTTGATGATATTGTTGAGGGAGCTTTTCATCTTGGTACTGCTAGTGCAATAAGTGCTTGGCAAGGAGGTATTGATGAAATGATGACTGCCTTTATACACGGAGCTGAAACTGGTGCTGTGTTTAGAGGAATAGGAAATTTTATAAAAACAGGTGACCCTCAAGGTGACAAGCTATTACGGACGGTGTCTGCTTCGGTGTATTCTGGATTACCTTCGACTATGGCTGGTGCAACGACTCCTGAGCAAGTATATCAGTATCTCCTTGGTGCTTACTTCGGGTTCAAAGAGATGCCATATACGACGAGAAATGCACAAAAGTTTGTTGCCGCTCGGTTCAAGGACGGTACGATTGGAGAGCCGGTAGAGGGTCACCCTGAATTTGGGAAATTAGACTCCAAGTCTCAAAAAGCGGCAGTAGAATTAGCAGATAAAGTTAGAGGACAAGTTGATGAGATAGGTCGTCCTATTACTGCTAATATTATAATGAATCAATTATTACAAGATTTACCGGGTATGCCCCTTAAAGAACGTCAAAGTATTGCTAATAAAATACTTGAAAAAGGCGTTACTATAGACCAGTATGGGGAACTTATTAAAACTGTAGAATTACCTGTTGATGAGAGAGTCCAAAAAGGCCAACAAGATGATGCTGATATTGGCTCTGCTCACGGAGTCCATTTAAAGATAGATAATTTTGTTACTCGTAATATGGAAAAAATCTGGTCAAAGGGGGATACTCCAAATAAAGAACGAGTAAAAACTATTGTTGATGTTGATACTCAGTGGAAAAAGATATTAGGCAAGGCTCAGAGAGGTGAGGATGATTCGCCTGAGGCAAGTATGATTAAGTTTCTACAGAAAAAGTATGGAGTTGCCCCAAAAGATGAGGCTGATAGATGGTGGAGGCAATATGCGATAAGGGCCCTTAAAGAAAAGCCTGTTACTATGTTAACTGCTAAAGCTTATGCTAAAAAAGGTTCCCAACATTGGGAAGTTTTGCCACAAGGTGGCAGTAATGCGGCTGGTAATCGTAAACTTTTAAAAGAAGAGCCTAAGCTTTTAGATAAAATTTATAATGAAGCATTTCTTAGGAAGCACGGCAGGGATTCTGAAGCTCCAACTTATGCTGTAATGGATAGTTTTACTGGTATAACTAATAACAGGATGAAGGAACTTAGTTTGCTTGAGATGGAAGAATTCTATTATAGGAATGAATTGCAACCAGCTATCAATGCGGCAAAATCAGCAGGACTACCTTATCTCCAAGGCGTTGAGATGGCTCGTAGTAAGGCTAGAGATATGACAGACAAATTTCACGCAAGAAATTTCTATTCTTTACATAACAAGCAGGATATGTATTATTATGGAGGAAAAGGGGATGCTGAAAGAATGTACTTTGTACAATATCATCCAGATACTCCAAAAATAGCTCATCAGACAGGAATCAAAGAGGTAAGAGACGCTTGGGCACAGGCTCAATATGAGGGGCAAAAGAAGGGGCAGAAGAAAAGAACTGTCCAGTCATTTAAGAACCAATTTACCAAAGAGTTAAATGCTGAAAGAGATGAGTATATTAAGACTTATAGTCCTCATATGAGAGCTGATATGAGAAGTGATAGAACTGCTAAAACTATGTTCAATCGTGGCTACTTATCCAATGTATTATATGAACTTGAGTTAAATGGATTTTCAAATGATTTAGTATCGGGAAATATTAAATCAATCTTTGGGGAAGGAATGATAAATAGCTCTAAGGCTTACAATAAGCGTGCACAAGTGTGGTTTACTACTGGATTTAGCGGAGATAATCGGAAAATAGAGAAAGATATTACGGATTTAGATAATGGCAATTTTCGTTTTAGACTGTTCAATGAGAAAGATACTAAAAAATTTACAAAGGATACTCCTGCAACAGAAATGATTCAAGGCACCGATGGTGCTATATATGGTAGAAGTGATGTTATTGATTCGCAAAATAGAGATTGGGGAATGCCAACAGAGGGTGGGGCTCATAAGAGTTTTATAGTTTCCAATAGTCAGCGTGGCCTAGGTGCTTTACTTGGTAAATATGCTGTCTTTTCAGCGACACCTGAGATGGAAGCCTATATGAAAGAGAATAATCTTCATTTTATGGTACCTAAGAGTGCGGCGAAACAATACGGAACGAGAAAATTCGGTGAAATTGTTCGCAAGGGTGGAAAAATATCTGTTGAGGGTGGTGAAGTTTACCATATGAAGCCAAATGAGATGAAAGGTGTTCTCTCTGAAAAATTTGATAGCCACTCAATGCAGTGGCAAAGATTACCCAAACAGATGTTATCAAATCTTACTCCTTATGCTTGGCAAAATATTAAACCAGAGCAAATAGATGATATTTATAACGATTTAAGTCGCAAATCTTTCAATGGCGACGCTGAAACTAATGCTCAATTAAAAATGCTTGAAAAGAATCCTAAAAATGAAGCTTTTGAAGCCGCCGTATTAAACAATCTTGAAGGAGTAGGCGTAAAAGAGCTATTAGCAGTTATGAAAAAGCCCGGTATGGAGTCTTTTGCTACTAAGGTATATCGTAAAATTCAACGTATGGATTTAGAAACAGACGCTGAAAGAGCTTTAAATGAAGGTGAGATTACCAAAGAGGAATACGATGCTTTAAAAGGGGATAAGCAGGAGCTAAATGTTGTTCACGAAAAAATACAAGAGCTTGTGGGTGATTCTCTTGCTGGACTTATGCACAAATATGTGACACCCTATAGACAGACTGTAATGCGTAATTTTGTAGTAAACCAAATAGTAAGACCAGTTGTAAAGAATTCTTTTTCAGCTAGAATGAGACCTTATGAGATGGGCTTACGTTATCAAAGAAAAGCTGGACATAATACGTCACTCCTTGAAAAGAGGGATGATATCTTCTTCCTTGATGATGGTTATAAGGATATGAGAGTATTTTCTGAGTCTTGGGACGGTTATAGAAGACTTGAAGATGTTTGGACTGATTATAATAAAGGACGTTTTAGCGGGAAGGTAAAGAAGCAAGTAGAGAACACTTTATCAGCTATTGTACAAAGAACTCCAATGGATTCACTCAGTGGGGCTCATAAGCTCCAATTTAAGGGCTTTACGGGCGTTAGGGGTTTTGGTACACTCTTACACCCAAGAACTATGGAAGCGTTAGGAGGGGCTGATTTAGACGGCGACAAGGCATTTGGCTTCTTTGGTGGTCGTTCAGAGGATGGCACAAGTGGTGAAGGCTTTAAACAGAGCTGGATGGATATGTACGGCAGTCAAAAAGAAGAGTTTTATAAGAAAGACGGTACTGTTGCTCATCAAAAGACAGAGATAGACCCATTGACTGGAAAACAATATAAAGATATGCTGGCTTTTACTGATGAGGACACATTAAACAAGATTAATAGTTCAGTTTTAAAGCTATCACCACATAGAAGGATGAAAGCATCCTTTGGTGCGGCAGGTGGACGTAAGCAACTTGGCCCCGCTGTTGTAAATAAAGCTGTATTAAGCAGTGCATATGCCGCTATAAGAGCTTCTGAATCAGGTGAATTCAGTTATCTTAAGCAATTTAGCGGTAAATATGCTGGATTATATAAAATTGTCCTTACTCCAAAAACAGATTCTAAATCAATGGAGAGTTTTAGGGGTATAACAAGAGCATCTATTGCCTTGGGTTCTGACCCCATGGATGAAGCTGGATTAAGAGGCCGAGAAGTATTTTTTATGGAAGCGGCAAAGAGGGCTTTCAACTTTGAAGTAAGATTTATGGGTAAGAAGGGTGGTGTTCATAAAAAACTTACAAAACAGATGAATAATAATGAATTTATGATGAGACAAGGTCTTATCCGCTCTCTCTCTAGAGTTAATTCAGTCTTATTTGGTAGAAATATCCCAGAGGGAAGAAGGTGGTTACCAGAAGAAATACAACAAGAAATAGAATTTGCTAATGAAAGTTTTGCTGGTACGCCTCACAATAGTCTTTTACCTAAATTAGCAGATACTCTTAGAGGTGTTGATATGGGTGATAGTATCTTCAAGAGAATCAAATTTGAAGAGTATAAAGCTTTATATGCGGAGCACGATTTATTAGCCCAAGAAATGAAACCCTTAAGAGACGCTATGGGTAGGTCAAGTATGAGAACACCTATGAATGCTTATCTTGATATTATATTCAAAAACAAGTTATTTACCCAAGAAGGTTTTGATGCTCAGTTAGACCCAAATCATAAAGGTTATAAGAAGAAACTGTTTAGTGGAAAAGCTTTTAATGGTTATACCAAAGCTAGACGAAGAAAGCTAGACCCTGAGAATAATGTTGAACATAGAGCTGAAATTATTCGTGATATTATGCTTAAGGGAGAAAGATTTATTACTGATGATATATCTGATTTTGTTAGTTTAAGATTAATCAAGAAATATACTGAAGGTATGTCGGATGCTCAGATTAAAAAAGTTTGGGATTACGTAGACCAAGTTAAAAAACAAAGTTATTTGTATGCTAGGCAAAGAAAAATGCCTCTTGAACCAATTCTATCTGGTCTTTCTGAATCAGAAGCAAATTATATCAAAGAAATGGAATTACAATTTGCTCCAGAGAAGCTCTCTTCAGCTCAAGACCAAATTAAAACAGATATAAAGATAAAGCTCCATAAGGCAACTCTTACCCCAGAGGAAGCAAACTTATATGATGCTCTTATGCTTGGTACTTTTTCTCGTGGTAATAGACACGAAGTACAAAAAATGATTGAAGGATATAAGGGGAATAAGTGGTCTCAAGGATTTAAAGAGCAGATTAATTCACTCGAAGAGATGAGTGCTAATACATCATTAAGTAAGCTTGGCATAATTTCAGAATCCGTAAAAGATAGTATGAAGAAAGAGTTTTTTAAAAACTATCAGGAAATATTTGATAAATCAATAGATGTTGTCAGTGAATCTGAGAAAGCACGAGTCAAGGAAGAAGCTTCAGAAGCTAAAGCTCCTACTGAGCTATTTGACCCTAAAACAGGAGAACGTACTAAGGGGAATCCATTAGAAGCCAGTGATTATGATGCCGTTACACAGAAATACTTAGATGAGGTAGCTCCTTTTGAAGGGCTATATGAAGGGAAATTAAACAAAGAGCATAGACAATTATATAATTCTCTTAAAGAAAAATTAGATGTTGCATTTCCCAATATTGTAGGAAGGGATTTAAATGGATTTATGAGAGAAAGATTTGGAAAAGATATAAATAAAGTTGATTTAAGTGAATTAAAAGCCCTAGATAGGTGGCTAGAGGACACACTTACTGGAACTTGGTATCAAAAATTGTTTAATAAGGTAAAAAGAGGTATACCTGAGTTAACAAAATGGCATTATATGATGTTTCCAGAGGCTGTTAATAGAGATTTAATGAGGAAAGAGATATTATTACTTGAGAGGAGAGGCTCGTTTAAGGATGTACATGGTAATGTTATCTCTGGTAGGATAATGAAACCAACTGGAGTTATGGAGGTCATACAGGACTATATTCACAAAGGGCAAGAATGGAGTATTGCTGGTTCAGAAGAAGAGAAAATAGCCATTAGAAAAGAGTTATCTCAGTACCTGAATCTGGATAGGGGGTATGACCTTCACGAGATTGCTATTGCTTTTAGAGAAATGGAAGTTCCTAATAGGTGGAAGGAACAATATGAGACTCAAGATAATGGTATGTATCTCTTTATGAAGGAGTCTTATGATAAAGCTTATAGACATATACCAAAGAAACACGGTTGGGATTTACTCAAAGACCAATCATTTTTAGTAAAGAAGCCTAATGCTGAAGTTATTAATATGACTGGTCGAGAGATTGTTGACTCTATTAACGAGGTTTACACTAAGAAGAATGCAGAATCACACGAGTGGCTTGTTGGAAAGCCTGAAGCTTTAGAACCTTATAAGAATCTTAGAGTAAACAAAAAGACTGGTGAAGAATTAAATGATTTTGAATATTATAATGCTATTAAGAAAAAGTTTCTTAAGGACATTGTTCAGACAATAAATGAAGGTAAACGATTCAAAATGGATTTAGGTATTGATGGCTTAAGATGGATTGCTCGTCGAGTGATGATTAGTCAAATACCAGCAGAATTCCAGAAAGAACGTACTGAAATTATGAAGAACTTACCAAGAGATAATGAAGCTACTGGACAGTATGATTTTGATATATATTTCCCGCATTTAAACTTTAATAGGAAAGCGGCCGCAAAACAAATGGAAGTTGGGATGGACTTCATTCTTAATAACAAGAGTATGAGCAAAGAAGAGAAAGATATTGAAATTAGAAAAATCCTAATCCACCACAATCAAATGACTGGTGACTATATGGCTATGGATACTTTCGGTGAGCACTTTGACCAAGTACAAAACATAGTCCAAGATTTGGTGCAAAAACGTAAGATGTCTGAGGGTAGAATAACTTGGTTTCATAATAAAAAAATGGGTAATCAATTTAGTCGTAAGGCTCATATTGATGGTTGGGATAGGAGTCCTGAAGCTTACGAAACATATATCAAGAATATACACGATACATACTACCGCCTTGCTTCACAGATTATAACAAAGGATGCTATTGTAGGATGGTCTTACAACCAGTGGGTAAAAGCTGGTGGTAAACCAGCAAAATCTGAACCTAGTAAGGAAAAAAGAGGAGCAGATGTTTCTTCTAAAGATTTAGACCTTATTAATTCTTGGAGAACATTCTTCAACTTGTATACTCAAGGTGCTATGGGCTATCCAACTAAGATTCCAGAATCAGTTATGAAAAATCCTAATATGAAATTAAAAGGCAGTATGTATGCTTTTACTGCTGATTCAGAGGTTACTAAGAAAATGAACAGTATAGCCAATAAACTTGGTATTTCTAAAAGTAAGATGCAGGAAACATTCCCTGAAATGGGTGGCCCTTACGATATGAGTACTATAGCTAGGCTAAGTAATATGGAAGCAAAATATGCGCTGGCCTCTCTCCTTGCTCATCCCAAGAGTGCAATAGCCAATCTATATGGCGGGTCAGTGCATACTCTTATTAATACTGGTTACGGCAATTTTAAAAAAGCTCGTGATATTAATTATCTAAAATCCCACGTTAATCCTAAGTGGGAAACGATGGCAGATGTAGAGGCATTTGTTAGGTCACAGGGCGTAATTGAAGAGTTCCTTTTATATGAAGCATCAATGAATCCTGAATTAAAGGGGAAAAAATGGGGCAAGTTTATGCAGGATGCTGTAGCTAAAATTAGAAAAGACCCCAATATGAAAGATGAGGATTTATCAACCCTTGCTCAATCACACGGAATAACAGAAGCAGTTTTAAACAAAGCGGCGTGGTTTATGCGAGAACCTGAGCGTATTTTGAGAAGAGATGCGTTTATGGCTCATTATATCCAAGCAAAAGAGAAATTTGGTGGTGCTATTAAGCAATTTGACCATCCGATACTTATGGAAATGGCTAAAAAGGGCGTAAAAGCGACTCAATTTCTGTATTCTGCTCCATTTAGACCTATGTTTGCCGCTACTTCCCTTGGTAAAATGATGACAAGGTTCCAATTATGGGCTTGGAACGCTGTTAGATTTAGAAAAGATGTTATAAATGAAGCTCATTACAGAGGTTGGCAGGAAGGAACTCCTGAATTTGAGAGATTTCAGAGGTTAGCTACTGCTGATTTGCTTATGTTGGGCTTAAGTAATGTATTTATGTACTCTCTTTTTGAAAGTGCCTTACCAGCTCCTTGGAATTACTTACAGGATACAGCTGATTGGTTACTTGGTGATGAAAAAGAGCGAGACAGGGCTTTCTTTGGTGCTTGGCCTTCACAAGTTGCGCCTTTACAGTTAGTAACTCCACCTTCATTAAGATTGCTCCCGTCTCTATTTAAGGGTATGGTAACAGACGATTATAGCAAGTTAGCTGATTATACAATGTGGACTATGTTCCCCTTTGGTAGAATAGCTAGAGATGTAGCTGGCCCCGGTGGAATGATGGAAAACCCAATGAGGTCAGTTGAGAAAATGACGGGTTTACCATATATGCAATTCTCTAGACAGGTAACTAAGCATAAGGATGATGAAATGCTTGGGCCAAAAGGTATATCAGGAGCGTTTTAATGAATATATTAGGATTAATGTCAGGTATGTTGAAAGCTAAAGGTGGGTTAAGAACAATCGAACAATATGCTGATATAGCAGGTACAACAGAACAATTAAGAAAAAATATACACAAAGCATACGCTACAACCTTGGCTAATAAAGGCGTAGATATAAGGCTAGTATCTAACTCATATGGTTCAGATATGCCTTCAGAGGGTCTGGAAGCCTTAATGAAGTACGAGAAAGAAATAATGAATGAACTAGGTGGGCGAGTTGGTATTGAAAGATTGCATAAAATGGTAGGGCCAGATTTTCAAGATAAATTTAATGAAATGTTGCATTTACAAATTGAAGATATTAAAAATATTCCAGATGCGGATTTAAGAAGTAACCCGGAGAGTGTATTGCAACAAATAACAGGACAACATAGAGAACAAATTCGTGGCTGGGGAGAACAGATGTTTGTTCCCGGTCAAAAGGTTAATGGTGTTGAAGTAAAAGACTGGGATACTTTCCGTAGGTGGAATAGAAATGATTCTATTCGAATGAAAAAAGCTGAAATCTTAGAGATAAAGGACAGTGGTGGGCATTTAACAGATGGGAATAGACAAGAATGGGCTGACCTCCCAGATATGGAATTTGAAATAGGCGAAAAAATAAGGAATATTGATTTACCTCATTACGATAAACAATTAAAAAGTTTTGCTACATTTACAAATCCTAAAACTGGCGCAAGGTACAGAGTAGAAATGAAGAATAGGGGCAGTAGAGATTATACAGCCGCTGAAAAAGGGAGTGGAGGCTGGGATAGCGTAGACCACGCCTATATTAATCCTAAGACTAATGAAATTGTTGAATGGAGACCGGGGCCAGACAAGAATCCTAGAAAGGTACTAAAGATGGACAATAATGGTGACCCTATTTATGGAGAGAGAATTGAGGGTGTATCAAAAAAGGATGTGTTTGTACCCCTTAGAGGTACTCCAACAAGCCTTCCAGAAGCACACTTAAAAGGGTTAAAGAAGCTTCCAGATGATTTGAGAGCAGAAGCGGAAGGCATACAGGAAGCTGGTAAAAAACGACGTAGTCGTAATATTGCAGGAACAAGAGTAGGTCAACCGCCATCTTCAATATCAATAGGGGTGGGAATTAAACCTATGGAAGATATGGCACGATGGGAAGCGGCAACGGAAGCTGAAATAATTAAGAAGCTTGTTGATAAATACGGACTCCCTGATGATTCTCCTCCTAGACTTGGTTTCAATAAAAAATCTGACGATATGGACTACGTTAACTGGTTTAAAAATAAATTTACATCGGATGAAGTGACAGATTTAGCACCACAGGGTATAAATTTAGTTCAAGTTCACGATGAATTTATAGACACATTATCAAAAGCTTTAAAGAGTAGGTCTTCGAAAGAAGCTACGGATATGATGAATATAGCTAAAGATTTTGGAACAAGAGGAATACAGACTAGCGATAATATGAGTTCAAAATCCGCTTATGCTCTGTCAGTTCAATCTAGAGCAGATAATGCTGTTACTGGCGAAGTTGGAAGTAGGGCGTATAGAAAAAGACAAGCAATAAGGGATGCAGGAGGGGTTCCGGGTGAAGTATCAGTACATCAGGATACATTCCAAATGATGAATACCATAGATAGAACTCACGCCTCAGGCCCACTTTCAGGATTGCAAGATTATAGAAATATTAATAGTAACGAATATGGAAATCTAAATGCTATTTGGGCTAATCAAAGTAAAGGGAGTATGGACTTTACAGTTGAGCTAGACCCTATCCATTACATTGGTAAGAATAATGTGATTTTAAATGCTAGTGAGGATGTTAAAAATCTTCCAACAGTAGATAAAGGAGCTAGAAGAATTATAACTGGCGGACTCTATGAAGGTGTGGGTATTCAAGGTCTTAGAAAACCAAGAGAAGCGGTTGACGAGGCCGTAAAGAAAATATCTGGCCCGTTTAAGCAACCTGTACCGCCAGAAGAATTGTTAAAACAAGCTGAAAAAATAGGTAAAAAAGAAGGACTTTTAAGAACAAGTACTGATGTGGTTGAAGCTGTAAGAGACTTCTTAACAGATACCAATTTGAAGAACTTAAAGAAGATAACTGGTAATGATACACCAGTACAATATGTGAAAAAGACACTTGCCCCTGCAATTAAACGGGGAGAATCGGAATTACAAAAAGGGTTTGGAAAGGATTTTAAACTTGTTTTTAAAATAGAAGAAGTTCCAACTCACGATACTTCATATTTTAGTATTAGAGTCTTTCACAGTAAAGTAGAGGTTGCTGGGTCACTATCTAAAGCTACTCTTGATAAGAAAATAATGGGAGCTTTACCAGCTTTGGAAGGTATCAGATGGGAATACGGAGGAGAAAAGTAGAGTTATTTACGTCAGTGATAAAAAAAAAGAGTGAGAGCCCTACCGAAATAGAACTCTACACTCTCCGAGTCGCAGTTTAAGGAGGTTACTTATTTACGACTCCGGGTAGGATAACATTCTCAAAATAAGGACAACCTTTATCAGCGATACAGGGCTTTTCAGCCAGTTCTTCGTTGACACATTGTCCTATAAAATATTTGTACCCGTCTTTTCTTTTTTGTTTGATATTCATCATAACCCCTAGACACTTGCTATTATTCCAATTAGCGCATTCTTTTTGTGCCTTATGGTATGCTCGACCCTTCACAGAATCCTTCTAACTCATCAGGTTCTACTTCAAATTCACATTCAAGACAAAATAGACCTAATTCTGATATGTCTGATGAGCTTTCACCATTCTCAATATAAGTCATCATATTGTCTTCACATTCAGGACATTCATACTCTGATGAATCCCCACCTATTGGATTAGTACCGTCATTGTATTCTTTCATTTCTTTTACTTTCCTCCCGTATTCTACTAAAATACTCTTTTTCCCAGTTATCTAGCATAGCTGTTATTGTGTACACGACATCTTGTTTAAAAATAGGTTCTTTTTTATAACAAGTATCACATACTCCACTTTCATTCATTGTGGGCTTATCACACGAGTGACACATAAATGGCGTAGGCATAATTAAATTACGGGGGAGTTCTTCACTGCCAACCAGCGAATCAGACTTTCATATCCTTTTAACTCCCCCATTTTATTTCCTTCTACTGTATACGCCAGATGCGCATACCAAGTACCCCATTTTCTTTCCTTTTACGGGTAGAAAATTTGACACGCTTACCTTGCTCTTTTAAAAGCTTGGTATGTCTCCAAACTGCACTCGAGGCCGAAGCGGCCTTGATAACTTCCACAGGAAAGAAAACACTGTCCCCTACCTTCATATTCGCTAGAAAATGCCAGCGATTAGCCATCTTATTTTGGTGCGTCGTTCGTGGAGGTAAAGCCACGGATTTTTCGATTACTGGTATGAAATTTTTCATTTCAACTCCTTGTTAATCGTCACAGACTTCACAGGTTTGATGTAAATGAGAAGGCATCTTTTCTATCTCGTCCACTTGAGACTTGCTATACTTTTCCCAACCTGCTTTATTGCGCAATTCTTTAGCTATATTTTCTGCAATAACTTCACTACCATCTCCCAAATCTAACGGAATTTTAGCGTAGTAATCTAATGCTTTTAGCAATACAACTAACTCCTCATCTTGAAGAGTGTGCTTTGGTATAAGTGGATTATTTTTTTGTTCTTGCAAAATATCGTTCTCCACGATGATACCTACTTTTAAGCTGTTCCAACCTATTATAACCAGCTCCATACTTTTTTATGGTTCCTTTCTTTAGACACTTTTCGTATAATTGAATACATCCTGCTATAGAAATAGCGTTAGATGTTAAATCTTTATACTCTCTTAATCTGTCAATAGTATCTCGCACTGCTGTTATAGGTTTTTCCATTAGAAAATCTCCTTTCCAATTTCTTCCACCAACTCTGTCATCAATTCGAAATTTCTGTTTAACTTTTCTTCAATTCTAGCACATCTTATAATGATACTTATCATTAATAACAAGGTAAACAAAACATAAAGTTCCCAAGCTGGGAAATTTTCTGCTTCCAATACCGATTGCCATAGAAATTTAAAGTTTTCCATCATTCATTTTCCGGCTTAATACCTAAAGCAGACCCAACACTTTCTTCAGTACCATCTGTTTCTACTATATTCATATCTGGGTTACAATTACATAAAGTTGCAATGCGACCTTTTTTTGTATTTGATTTACACCATTTATCGTGAAATATTTGCATTACACTTATAGTATTTGGTTTCAAATCTATTTTTTTCATTTATGATTCTCCCGATATAGGTTTAGCAATACTTTCAGCTCCTTTCGCTTGTATAAGGTCTGCTAATCTTGTTAAAAGATTTTCAGCTAAACCACTATACTCTTTATCCATATAAAAAGTGACTATTCCACAGTCATCTTCTTGTTTAAGTATTGTCCACAGATATCTTGTTTTTCCAGTTACACTGGACATTATGAAATCACCATAGTGTTCTTTCCAATTCTTTTCAAATTGACTGTATAACCCGGAAGCTTCTAAACTTTCTAGACCTTTTAGATTTTCAGTAGTGATTTCAACTTCGAAATTGTTACCATCAGGTAAATCAACTGGTATCTTTTCAGTAAAATCAGGAACTATACTATGAAATTTCTTTAAATAATACTCGTAATTATGAGTCATTCTTTATCTCTCAATCGACTGTTCCAGACAAGTAGTCCAAGAACAATAAAATTTGATATAAAGACAAATGTAAGTACATCCATTAATACCTACCTCCTTTAGCTAACTTTCTTAATAAATACACACCAAGCTCTTCAGGCTGTTCTTTTATCCAATTCATAACCATTTGAAAATCGACTTCGTCTAAAGGGCCTTTTCTTGTATTACAGGTGCGACAAATTAATTGAAGATTACTTATAATACTAGGGCCACTTTTTTTCAAAGGTACAATATGGTCGCAAGCAATCGTACGGATATTAAGTATCTTTTCACAATACTTACACGGAGTTCCATATGACGAATAAAATATCGCATCAAGTTCTTCAGTAGTGATTATACAATCAACTCCTGCTAAATCTGAGCGTTTTTTTAATGACGATTTCAAAGATGAGATTTTTCTTCGCATCTTCTTATACGCTTGCTTCCAAAATGTTCTATGAACAGGTTCGAGAACTACCTGAAATTGAGCTTTGGTGATTTTTGCCATTAACTAATATTTTTAATATATAGTTCTTTAGGCGCACTTGCAAAATACTTAAATAACGCAGGACATAACCATATGTTACGACCTTCTTGGTCATCGTAATTGCTCCCATTTATAAGGTGGGTATCCTTTAATTCCAATTTAACATCATAATCTGGCAAAGGATATGCAGAAAATGTTATTGTACAGGAATTACTTTTACCACTCCACTTATCCATCCAATAGTTTGCTCCACCGATAAACGGTTCTCTGACTAATCCAGTAGTTGGGTCATCAAATGCAAACATACCGCCTTCTATTCTATAGGGCGCTATTGAAGTTACAGCATTACTATGCTGAGATAGAGTATTGAGCGAATTCGGAACCATTTGGTCTCTTAACCATTCTAGTATCAATATTGTACCCTTCTTTGTGTCTAAGTGTGTGAATTATAGCCGCCAGTCTCATTATACCCCAAGAATTTAACGCTGTCATAGGTGTTATTTTACCACCTGATAACAATGCGGCCTTGACGTAACTTTTTTGAGAATGTTGACGTATTGAAGTAAATTTAGCCATATTAGCTTCTCCTTACTCGTTTAACTTTTAAAATGTCGACTCCAAGAGGAAGATTTTTCCCTTCTTTATCGGCAGACATTGCATCAGCCCTAGCGGTTTTCTTATCAATTTTCTCGATAATTTCTACCGTTTTATACTTACTGTCGAGCTCTTCAGCGTTTATCAATACTGGGCCATATGATTCATATAACTTATATCGAGCGGTATCAGTCTGCCAAACACCTTGTTCATCTCCTACTTCTTCTATAACCATAGGTAACAATACTTGATTAAAGAATTCCTTTGTCCTCTCAGCGGCGTGCTTACGATTCTTAAGTCTTTCAATCTCGTCTTTATAGACTTCGATTTCAGTATCTATTAAACTTTCCTTACGGTTAACTTCAACTAGGAAGTGGTCTATTTTATCGACTTTAGACCTTAGTTGATGATGTAATACTTGAAGTGACTTTTCTAAGTCAAGTTTCCTTTCGTCATCTTGTTCAAGAATTATCTCCAACTCTGTGTCGATTGCTAATCCTATTAGCTCTTTTGTACTAGCCATACAGCCTCCTTAATAATGATAATCCACTACTGTTAGCCAGATTTGGTCATTACTATTTTGATTAGTTTCTTGAAGAAAATCATCAGGGTCAGTAGTAATCCACTTCCCCTTTAAATCGTCCCAAACTGTATCTTCACCATAGTCTATGTCATCAGCTGTTCTATCCCATCTGTCTACCATTTGCCAAGACTCTTCACATTGGTAAGTGAATCTTGAATCATCTTTTTGACTAAAGTATTTCCATAGACTTTCAGTAAGAGGCATACTATCACCTTCATAACCTTCACTTTGGTAAGAGTCTCTTAACCAAGGATGAGTAGAATCTGTCCCTGTTTTATGTTGCCACCATTGATTCAGTTCAGCTTGGTGTTTTTTGATAAAACCAGTAGGAACAAACAAATTCCAATCGTGACCTTTATGCTCTTCTGGCTCACCAAGAGTTTTTGCGAATTTTATACATTCTTTATAATCCGCATTATGTTCGTATTGTTCTAAACAACCCGACCATCTACCACCGATTACATACCAATCAGACGGGCCACTTGCCCATCTACCACCTTGGCTTGCAAATCCTTGGTCATCTAACCAGCTTACTACTTCATTACTAACAGTCTTGGAATTTATGTGTTCACTTTTGGCGTCTTGTGACGACGCTACTATCAAGCGATGGTGCATAATCTTCCCTCCGTAGTCTAAATGATGGTGTCCATTCTAGCTTTACGCCTTCAAACAAATCTCCATCACTGTTCTTAAACAAAGAAACGCTCTTAGCAGTACTGTTAGCTTCGCCTTCAATACCTACTACTTTTCGTGATGCGTTTTCTATTGCTCCAGAACCTTTACCAGCATACAAGTCTAATACTTGGTCTCTACTGTATGTTCTTGATATCTGAGATATCTGTATTATGATACAATCATAATTTACAGCTAGATTACTTAACTGGTGAGAGATGTACCTAATGGTTTCATACTCTCCTCGAATTCCTTTCGGAGGTTCGATAAGGTCAATATAATCAACAACTACGCAAGCGGGGTTAAGCTCTTTAACCTTCTCCTTAATTTGTTCTATTGTAGGAGATATAGTCTGGAAAACAATGTGTTGTAATTGCCCGTGATGAGCTTCATACAATGAATCATAATTTTCATTGACATAGTCCTTGTCTTTGCCGCTGATTATCTGAAGACTTCTTCTGTGCATATACCAACCACTTAATTCTAATGAAAGATAAAGTGTGGGTACCTGCCATTCAGTACGAATAATATCATACAAAGAGTCATAACCTAAAACAAGATTATGAGCCAATGTAGTTTTATTAGCACCTGTAGAACCAAATACAGTAACTAATTCACCGGGAAAGATAATAACATCTCTGTTTATACCTAAATTCCTTGCTAAATCAATTACTCTACCAGAGAAATCAGAAGTTAATCTTTCTCGCAGTTCTTTATGTAAATCATCACTTGTATGTACATCAATAAGATAATCTTTCCTATTATAATGTATGCAATGAGGTTTACAATACTCTTTCATTATGTTATCGTGACAACTGTATTTGTATCCAGCGTTATAGACAGCTTCAATCTTCTCGTGAACTACAGTTTCTTCTAATTGATTGTCATTCCAATACAATAAGGAAGCTTTAGTAGCATCTGAGGGAATACCGTTACGTCTAAAATGAGAAGCAATACGTAAAATAATATTGTTTCTATTGCCCTGACTGGGGCCATCTTTATACATTTGTTGTACACAAGGCACAATGTTTCGAGGTTCTACTACCGTTTTTAAAGCCCTTATCTTTGGTACTTCAGTGATAACGTGCTCTTCAAGCTCACCATCACCCCATAAGTCTGGATAATCATAATTAAGTCTTTGAGTTTCAGCTATCTTTAAGATTTCTTTTACTCCAAGACCCATTAGTTCTGTTATATCCAATGGAACTTTAAAATACCCACGTTTTTCATTTAAGGTATGTGGAAGGCGGTAGATGCCTGTCCTTTGATATACACTAGCATCAAGACCTTCAATTAAACTTGTCATAGTATTTTTTACTACAAAAGGAAGGTCTTTACTTGCGGGAAAATTAAATACCTCACCACTTAAGGCGATATGGTATCCAGTTCCACTAAAGTAAGGCTGAATTGCTCCGGCTTGAACTCCAAGTTGTTCTAATTCATATAAAATACCTTGTGCATTCTTTAAAGTGAAGGCATCTGAATTCTGCCCTTTGTCGATATCAATTAAGACTTCATCTATAAATCTAGTACCAAAGTAATTCTTTAGAGTACCATTTTTATTTACATAGTCTTTACCTTCTTCATCGTAAAGATACATACTACGATAAACAGGTTTTGTATCTCCTTCATCAAGGACATAGAGGTGCATTTCCTCTATTGGGATAAGGAGTCCCCTGTTGCGAGGACTCCCTATCGCTACTTCTACCCAGTGCAATTAGAATTGCTCTTTTAGAAGGATGTTTGGGTAGTGTTACCCCCTGTGGGGTTTGCTGTACCTGAGGGAGTTGGTGCAGTCCCATCGTATTCTTTTATTACGCCCTTTCCTTTACAGAAATCAATATATCCCTGAAAGTCCTTTTTATCATTGGAAGTATTACGAACCATTTTGGGTACTACACGAGTGTAGGCCTTTTGTTCCTTATCATTCCATTCTTTATAAAGATAAACGTGATAATCCATTGTTGGTTCTGCGGGAAAGACAGGAGCATAATGCTCTTCTAAATAACCTCTAATATCGTCAATGGGATTTCCATCCGCATCTTCGAAATCACCTTCTTTGGTTACTCCGCCTTGAAACCCAATAGCATCAAACAAGTAATACAACCGTCTCAGCAGTGTGCAATCCTTGATGTTGCCATCGGGCTCTGTGTCAAAACTACCAGCGATACTCATTGGCTGTTCGTATTGACTATTTTCTAGTTTAAGGTTAACAACGATATATACATCTGCCCAACCGAACTCATCTGCTCTGTCGTTAAATGATGAAATACCTGCATTTTGATAACCTAGATAACTACCGCCAGTAGCGGGCTGTGGTCTGAATATAGCCATATGCTATTACTCCTTTTCTGTTTTAAAACCAATAACTTCTTTAGCTATTGATTCATAGTTTAAGGGTAACGTCTTTTGTGCAAGAGGCTTAAGTCTACTGCCAACAGCTCTTTCATCGTATGAGAGAAAAGAAATATAATACTTTTCATCATCACGACTACCTGTAGTATAACCTACAACATCGGCTGAAGCGGTGAGACCATAAGCCAAACCACGTGGCAATTCTGGCATAAGTTGAACTTTGCCATCAGTAAGTGTACTTGTCTTACTGTGAACTACAAGCACAAGGTTTCCACCTTTCTGCTTAATTAGTTCTTGGAATCGCTTTACGACGTCGAGATGTTTCTTACGAGCTTTACCCCAATCGGCTCCCCATTGGCCTTCACCCATCTCATTTATACCAAGTTCATTTGTTACTACATCTTCAATCCAACGATTGACTTGACCTAGTGTATCAATGACTATAGTATCATATGGTAATGAGTCCCAATTCTCTTTAAGATATAGATATACCTCTATCAAAGAATAAGTTTCCAACGGTTGACCTTTATCAGGGCCTGAACGGACAAAATGTCCTCGCTCTTTAGGAGGTATTACCTCCAATACTGGTTGCCCGCCTTCTCTGACTACTTTACCGTCAAGAGTTTTCTCTCTGGTAGGTGCATTCAAAGAAGAACAGGTTACAGTATTTGCTCCATCAACGAAGTCAGAGCCAAGGTCAGTGTCTATCATAAGAACACCAGCTTGACCCTTACTACTCCACGCACTTGCGGCAGTTGTTTTCCCAGTTTTAGGTTGACCTATTATCATATAAGTCAAACCACTAGGCATTTCCTGCCAGTCCGTGGTTACTTTACGGATGCTTAATTCCATTATGTCTCTCCTTGCTTATGGGGGAAGACCATCATCTCTTTCTTTACAGAAAAAGGCATCAGGCCTATCCAAATATACTGATAATATGGCTTTTTATCAAGCATCAAGATTTGATTTAATCCGAAACTTGCGGCCATAGTAGCAGTAAAGATAGTATGTTTTGCGGTACAAGGTTCTACAACTTCTTCACCTTGTGGTATCCAGCTTTCAAGAAAATTATCATTTTCAGGAGTAACTGTAATTATTTCCATTGCAAGAGCGCCCATCCTTAAGTCAATAAGCCAATCCCTGTTAGGATTTTCTTTCCAACCTCTATAGACATCCATACGGGCATCCATATTATCTGGGCCCATTATGACTTTATTTGATAAGGGTAAGTCAGAACCCAGAGTCCACTTGGACTCATCCATTTGAACCTCAGGACAACCGTGAACTAATGCTGTTTCTCTAGCGGCATAAGCCTTAGATTTTCCAACAAATGTGTGCGGATAGACACAAGTAGAAAGATTATGCTCTTCTAATACGTCATCATCATAACCTATTATCTTGTTAAATCCCATTGCACTAGCCAAGGTGACAACGGCAGAACCGATGCCACCTAAGCCTACGATTGTTACTTCATCCAATTTACTCTGGTCAATAAGGTCTTTGTTCCTCATAAACCTATTCTGATTAGTAATTATAACCACCATATGATTTAGAGTAAAACGGAGTATCAGGACGTTCATCCCAATACTCTAATGGGTCGCAATTCAACTCTTCAGATTTGACTTTAAACTCATACCAAGATATTTGATTGTCGGATAGCTCTTTAGCTAACGCTTCCATCTCCTTGGTTTGTTTATCATCATAATTTGCTTTCTTGTCATTGCTTGCATAGGTATTTCCATACCCATAACCCGGTCTATAATTACCACCTTGGTAAAATCCTAATTGACCATTTGTTCCTGCATACACTACAGGTTTGTTAGCTTTCTCAATCGTGTCAGCAACATCTATCCAAGGCTGTTCTGCCTTAACAGGTGTTCCCGTAATATCATCTTCATCAATTTCTATCATTTGAGATTGACCATATTGGTCTTTGTACGCAAATGCGAATGCAAATGGGTCTTTAGCTGTAGCCACTACTAGACTACAATAAAATCCCACATCTGGAGCCATATCTCTTAAAGTAGAGGCATCAGTTCCAGAAAAGAAAGCTCCCATAGTATGATGACTATGAATTAAACCTAAGAAACATTTCTTAAGTTTAGGATAGCTATCATATGTGGTTTTAAGAACTTTTGCCAAGTCCTTTGCTTCCCATTCGGTTGCAGTACCGTGACCTAAATCCAGTGGATGGAAATGGCTTAAGGCAAATTCGACTGGAAAACCATTCTTATCTGCCTTTAAACTATACCACGCTGGGCCAGACCATTCCTTAGAAGGAAATCTGCTGTTGAAGTATTGAATCTTCGATTGAATTGCTCTCGAGAGTTTTAATTTCATTAATTATAACTTCCTTTTGTTTATCCAATTTGTTAATTGCTATTTTCCCACATTCTCTCTTTAGCTTTTCAAGCTTAGAAATAATGTCTTCGGGTGTGAATGTCGTTGAGGTATCATCCATACTTCTAGGAGGTAAAATCATTGGTTCAGCAAAATAGGCCATTTCTTCTTCATTGCTGAAGCCGAATAAATCCATATTATCCCACAACCAATTAGTTCGGTAACTATTACCTTCCATAAGCTCTCTATTAAACTGCCTTAAGGTACCTTCAACATTTGCAGGCATTGTCATCCTGTGTAATACTTCCTTAAGATTAGTGTTAATAACCTCTTTCCATCTTTCTTCTAACGCCAATGCAAAATCGCCTTGATAACGGTCTTTAATTACCGATAAATACTGCCTTAACAGTCTCCTGTCTTGAGTAGCGATAGATTGTCTGTAGTATTGCCACATTTCACCTGACAACATTTGGAGTTTTCTTAAAATAGACTTCCAATCATCCTTCCAATCAGTATCCATCTCAAGTCTATCTCTTCTATCGAGGCCTACGTTAGAGAATACTTCCATCCACGAATGTCTAATGTCTCCAAGTACTCTAATCGGTTCAATGCAGTCAACTAAATCTAATCCTTGTTTCATAAAATCAGGAATATAACGTCGTAAGTCACTATCAGAAGTGCCTGTACTTATCCTAACTCTTTGATACGTTTTAGCATCTAGTATAACCTTCCGATTGTTATCAGCTCCTGCTTCACTGTACAATGGTGTCATTCTGTTGATATTCCAAAAACAAGAGTCAATATTCCACGTTCTATAGAATTTTCCCAGTACTGTAAAATACGCTACTGGATTAGACCTGCTTTCTTTATATAACATATTCTCAAAAGAGCCTAAGCAAGGCTCATTTCTTGAAATGTGTGGATGTAATGGTCTATCCCAACCATCATAAACGCTACCAGAGAAATTTTTACCATATACACCTGTATTTACAGCTGTATTCTCGTAGCATTTAAGAAAGGGCATACCATCTGAACTATGACTTTGAGTAATTTGAACATATTGAGGGTCAAAAGTGATTTTTCTCCTACCACGCATTGTTACTTTGTCATATCTTACTATCAAAAAAGCTGATGAAAGCACAGTGCCTTCACCATAACTGCCAAAGTAATAAGGATTAAAGTTACCATCCTCATCCTTACTACTATTAACATCTTCATAATTTCTCCAATAAGGTATATCGAAGTTTTTATCAATGATGTCTAGCTGTATTTGTCTATTTTCTCCATCCATACGCTTTAAAGCGGGGAATATTTCCATTAGACATTTGATTTTACCCTTATCCATTAATTACTCCTTGTTTAAATGTTGAAAGGTTGGGGGCCGAACATTCAGCCCCCACATTAAGCAAACCAGTTACCCTACCGTAGAGCGAAGTCTACAATATCGCTTCCTGATGTGACTTTATTCCGTTGAAAAGAAACATAATCTCCGTCCCGAAGGTCAGAGCTCACGTTTGCCTTATCTTCATTAACGAAGATTTCGACGTCTTTCAAGGATAAGTCCCAGCCAGAGGCAATATCGGCGGGGGAATTAGCTTCCAGTTCGTGTACCTGACCACCTGAATGGAAAGATATCGCATAAACTTTTGCCATAGGTACCTATTCTCCTTTTGAGAGGGTTTGCAATGCCGAATCATTACTGTTCGGACTTACTCGAGTATTTGACCTAAATGGTCGTAATTCATCTATTTCCTGTAAAATAGCATTAACTCGAACTGCTCTTTCACGCCATTCATCTCTTTCTTTGGCTACATCAATTAAAGTTTGAGTTACCCATATAATAAAGACGATACTAACTACTGCCAGTAGTGCGAATAATGACATTAATATGTTATCCATTACTTGAAGTCATCTCTTTCTTCAGGTAGCATTGCTATAATTAATGTGCACATTACAACTATCAGCATTAATAATGAGAATATGATAACTTCCATAGTCTCCTCCTTATTTGTTAAAATCTATCTCTTCCAAATGCAGTTGGTCAAATCTGCTTGCCACTCTTCTGGGCAATGACATCCTACCAGCAGGGCGTCTTTATCCCTAGTCTTCACCCTTAATAACTACAATTTCCAGCTTGACATCATTCCTAAGCGCCTCCTTTGTGTCGACACTCAGTTCAAACATACTCACCTTAGATTATACTTTTCGGGGATTACGGTCGCACGACCACATTCGGAAGAGAATAATAATTGTTTGGGTAGAATATAGGAAGCGGGAAATCAATCGCTTATACTGACAATCCTACCCAAACCTTGGCGTTCCAACCTTTGGTAAGGTGAACTAGGCCAAATGTATAAATCAGTTGTTGTTACTTAAATAATCTTCCTTTGCCCATCTTGTCATTGTGTGACCTTTCGTCTTCTGCGTAATAGCAAAGTTATACTCTGCTAAACACTGTTCTGAAAGCTGTCTTACTCTGATGGGTAATTTGGTGGAAGAATACTTCAATAGGACTTCAATACACTTGATTAAAATTCCTACTGTACGAGTTCTGGCAATAGAGTTATCTATGTACCTGTTAATACCTTTTGGCATTAGAATGCGGCATCCAATAATGATTGATAGCACCAATTAGGATATAAATCCATTAGCCTATCTAACTCACCTTCAGTCATCTCTTTACCTTTATAATTTGCACTTGCAATAAAGGCATCAGAGAAGTCAGGATAGTCACTATAATGGACATCCTGCCATTCTACATCAGTTATTTCATCAGTATCAAAACCGAATAACTCGTGTGTTGATGGTCTGGCATCTTGTGCCATATCGTGGATATCAGGCATTTATCCAAATACCCTTGACCATACTTGTTTAACTCCCTTATTAAATATACCACCGATAATCATTGCACATAATATACCAATAGACCAAAAAAATAAGGAAAACCCTAAAGCGAGTATAATACTCAACCATTCAGGTATGTTCATTATGACCATTAAGACTCCATTTGTTCATATTTATCATAATATTCATCAATTTGAGCGTCAATTTCAGCGTCAATAGAACTCTCCACTTGGAGAGCTTTAGCAATTAACTCTTCTAAATTGCACTCCTTAACTTCCCGCTCATACGAAGAAAAGAATACAGAACGAAGCCATTGCTCTAAATCGAACAATGACTTTATTCCATATGGAAGTACAACTTCTTGTCTACCAGAGGTACTCATTCTTTCTCTTCCACCAATTAGATGGGAGCTTATGCAGAGTACCTTCTTGACAGGTCTTAACATAATGAGTGAGCCAACCAGCATTACCTTGTAGTATTGATTTAACTACAAGATGCTTACCGACTCTTTTACCATTGGTATGCTTACTCCAAAAGACCACATCATTGATGAGAGCCTTCAGACTTTCAGGTGTAAATACAGGCATACTTGACTCCGTGTTTACTTGTTAACATAATAAAAAACTTCTCAAGGGCTAATGCAGGTTGCAACCTGAAATGTCTGACAACCAGTTATCGGTTGCCAACACACTTACGCAATTCTGCGTCATTATAAGGAAACGAGCGAACGTATCTTACCCTTGGCCCTTCGGGGGACTAAAGCCCTGATGCACCAGAGCAATTCTTATGGATGAAGTGAAGAGCCCCTTACGCATATCTCTTCATTATCTGACGGAAGCCACCCGTCGTGGTAATATGTCTGGGTAGTATGCACCACCATACCTTGCAGAAGCTACGAGAATAGACT